GATGACCGTCGGGTCGAGCTGGAACGGCACCAGGTAGCCGCCCGCGTTGTCCGTGAGGGACATCGCACGCTCCAGAGCCTGCTGCTCCTCCGGGGTGACCATGTGGCCCTTGCCGCGGGCCAGCTTCGACCAGGCGCGCATGTACTCCGGGGACGACGTCGCCAGGCACATGCGGGCGATCGTGCCGCGCTTGTCGTCCCAGCCCTCGATGATCTGCGTTGCACCGGACCGGATGCGGTCGTTGGCGCCGGCCATCTTCTCGACCGCGCACAGCGCGCGGGCGCGCAGCTCCTGGCCGAGGTCCTCGGGGGACCGGCCGAAGCTGCGCATCTCGCCGAGGTCCCACGGGTTGCGGAACCGGCGGTCCTCGACGCTGTCGGGGTTGAGGATCGGGTCGAGGTCGTAGGTGCTGCCGCTGCCGCTCGGCGTGCCCCGCTCGATACCCATCGCGGGCGGGGTGCGGTCGCTGGCCTGAGTGGCGGCGCGGACCCGCTCCAGGGCGCTGCGGCGCTCCAGCTGGCGGCGGTGGTCGTCGACCTCGGCGAACTCGCGGGTGAGCTCGTCGAAGGTCTGCTCGTCCTCGGTGGTCAGGGCGTCGCGCTTCTCCAGCTCTTCGAGCTGGGCGCGGATGTCGCGCAGGCGGATGACCGCCTGGCCGTGGGAAAGCTGAAGCTTGGGCATCAGCCGGTCTCCTTCGGGGTGTCGATGGACGCCAGCACGCCGTCCATCAGCTCGCCGATTTCGGCCAGCTGAGAGCGCATGCGGACTGTGCGGTCGGATGGCGACGGGTGCCCATCGGCGGGCGGCGCGTCTGTGGTGCTCGGGGTCGGCGGGTGCTCGGGATCGAGCGGCGCGCCAGTGGAACGTGTAGGGGCCGGGTGCCCTTCGGCGGGCGGCGCGGCGGGGAAGGTCGGGGCCGGAGGATCGTGCGGCGTGAACCGCGCGTCCCTGTTGTCCAGTTGCGCGCGGCCGGGAACGGCTCGCTGGTAGAGCAGGGCGGTCGCGACCTCGCGCCGGAGCTCCGGGTCGTCCGGTACCGACGGGGCTGCGGCGTCGCGGGCGAGCGAGTGACGGATGCGCCGGGTCATCTCGTCGTCGAGGGCCAGGCCCTCGGCGACGTCCCGGGCTCGCACCGACACGCTCGTGCCGGCGTAGGCCGGGAAAACTACGGGGCCCAGCTCGCGGCACTTCAGCTCGATCAGTTCGCGCGACAGGGGGCCGCGGTCACCGGGCATCCAGAGCAGGTCGTAGACCTCCTCTGGCTTGACGATCTTCCCGTTGACGTCGCGCCACTCGTCGCGCACGACCTCGAACCGGAAGCTCATGCCGTTCACGGACTTCTCTGCGATGGCGTCGCGCACCGGCTGCATCAGCCAGTTGTCGGTGATGCGGCCCTCGACGTAGAGGCCCTGGTCGTCCTCCCGCAGGTCCGAGATGGAGCCGATCGGGATGGAGCCGATGAGCGGGTGCCGGCCGTGGTCGAACTGCATCACGGGCGTCTGCTCGCGGATGGTCTTCTTGAAGGCGCCCTTGCGGATGGTCTCCGTAAAGGTGCCCTCCCAGGAGTTGATCTCGGTGGGCTCGCCGAAGAGCGCCGCGTACCCGGACAGGGTCCGGCCGTCGCCCTCCTCGTCGCCCTCGGCGCGCAGCAGCTGGAATGGCGCCGAGCGCTCCAGATCGCGCGTCACGGCGGACAGGGCGGGCATCAGGAACCCCCTTCGGTGGGTGCGGGTAGGGCGGGCTTGCCGCCGACGTCGCCGGGCTTCTGCAGCTGGACGGAGAACAGCCCGGTGTGGACGAGGAGCGACCAGTCGGAGGCGTTCACGGCCTGCTGGACGGATGCCGGCGTGTACCCGGCGTCGACGAGCGCGCGGATCGTTCGGGATTCGATGCCCTGGATCTCGGCCGCGTCCCGGGCGTCCTCACGCAAGAACGGGACCTGTCGCGCGTCGTACCACAGGCGCACCGCGCCAGAGCCGGATCCGGGCGGCGTCACAAGGGGGGCGAAGCTGCCGGCCGCGTTCTGCCACAGCGGATGGATCGTGCCGTCTGCGAACCGGCGCCGGGCCTGCCCGTAGTTCGAGTAGGTCGCCGCCTTCAGGCCCTCGGACAGGCCCACGATGATCGGCGGCACACCGGCCGCCGAGGCGATGCGCGTCTCGCCGGCGCCCTGCACGCTGCTGAAGTCCATCTGCTGGAAGTCGGAGCCGACCACGCTCACGTCGGCGCCGCCGCCCAAGTAGAGGGTTTTGTAGGCGTTCTCGACGCCTCGGTGGCTCGACTCCATCTTGGCCTTGAACTTGCCGAAGGCCTCCGGGGTGACCTCGCGCGCGAGCTTCACCACCAGGTTCGGGGTGGCCGCGTTCTCGAAATACTTCCGCTTGTGTGCGGCCATCAGGTTGTCGTTCATCGTCTCGCGGAGCACGGGCGTCAGCCACGACATGCCGCGGAACGTCGCCAGCGGGTCCGGGACGGGCGCGAAGTGCGCGACCTCCTGGGGCCACAGGAACACCGGGTCGCAGCCGGGCTCCTGGTACAGGTATCCGTACCGGCGCCACCCCAGGTCTCCGCCGTGCGGGTGGCGGCGGCGCTCAAGGACGATCTGGACCCAGTCCGGGCGCATCCGCACTGCGTCGCCCTCGTGAGCGGTCCAGTAGCTGTTTCCCGCGAGGTCGGCGTCTTGGATGACCCGCGAGAGCAGGTCTTGGGTTGTGCCGCCCGCCCACGGCGTCTCCAGGAGCTTCAGTTCCTGCGTGCCGAACATCTCGCTGGGCGTGCCGTTGTTCAGCCGCTGCCACGTGAACCGGGGCGCCGAGAACACCGACATGCGGGCCACCATGCACGCCCAGATCACTGGGTTGGTCGCGAAGAGCGTCGCGTACCCGGGAAGGTCCGTCGGCGCCTTCTCCGCGGCCTGGCCGGGCTGCGACTGGGTGATGCCCAGCGCGGAGAAGCCGCCGTACCCCAGGGACTGTTGCAGGGCCGCCGCGTAATCGTCGATCGTCGCGATGTCGCGCACCGCCGGCCGCCCTCGGGCGCGCCGCCACAGACTCGTCACGGGCTGCCCCTGTCAACGTCCATCAGGAGCAGGCAGTACGCCACCAGCAGCACGCCGCCGACCACCAGGCCCATCGCGAGGCCGAGCCCCAAACCGGCGCCCGACGCCGCCATGGCGCCGCCCGCCAGGACTCCCGCCCGCGCTCGGCCCGCTCGTGTCAGCCGTACTCGGCCCACGGGTCCACCTCCTCTTCCGGCTCCTCGATCTCCACGAAGAGGCCCCACCGTGCGTTCGTCACACCGACAAGCGGCGTGATGTCCACGCCCACCCCTCGCCGCGCCCACGCCCACGCCTCGCCCAAGTCCCGCTTCTTGGCCCCCGCCAGGGACGTCGACAACGGCGCCTGGCCGAGGTGGACGATCCGGGCCGCCGCCACCGCGTCGTAGAACTGGCCGGTGGCCTGGACGACGTCGCGCGTCTTGGTCTGCACGATCGGAGCCAGGAGCTGAGGTTCCTCGTCGTCGGCGACCTCCTCATCGGGATCGACCTTCAGCTCCTCCGTGACCTCCCGGATCAGTGATCCGGCCGGGCTGCCCGGGTCAATGACCCAGCAGCGCGGCCTCCACTTCTTCGTCAGTTCCCGGGCCCGCTTGGCCACCCAGTCCGTACCGGGCCTGTTGTCGACGACCTCGACGTGCACGACCTCGCCGTTGTGGCCGGCCGCGCAGATCGAGGCGTGCGACCGCTCTGGGGTCACGTCGATGGCGAAGGCAACAGGGTCCGCCATCTGGCTGTCACCGTCCGCCAGGGCCTCCCACGCGTCCTTGCCGATGACCGCCCAGGCGTCGCCCTCCTCAGACGGGTACTCGCCCACCCCGAGCCGCTCACGCGCGTACCCAGCCGTGCTCAACGTCGTGCGCTCGTTCCGGCTCTTCACCAGCGACAGGCGGTAGCCGGTCGACGGGTTGGCCCGCAGGATCGCCTCGTCGCTGTCCGCGTTGTCGTGGTCGGTGCAGCCCTTCACGCACTCCTTCACATGCGGGCTGATCGACCACTCCATGTAGGCGAGCGAGGAATCCGGGACGCCCGTCTCCAGTGCCGTCTCGGCCCGCTTGCGCAGCCTCCCGAGCTGCACGGACGGCGCGCCGATCCCTGCCGAACCCAGGTACCAGATCTGGGGATCGTCCACGGCAGCCATCGTCGGCAGCAGGGCGTCCATCGCCTCGTCTCCGAGGATCATGGACTCGTCCAAGATGTTGCAGTCCCCGGTGAAGCCGCGGCCCGAGCCCTTCGAGCGGGCGATGAACCGCAGCGTGCGACCGTCGTGGAGCTCGACCGCTTCCTCGCCGACGGTCTGCCGGAACGTCTTCACGCGTTTCAGCAGGTCAGGGCATCGGCGGATGAGCCGTTCGATGCGCTTGAAGGCGGCCTTCGCCGTCTTGAACTCGTGGGCGGAGTGGAGGATGAGCTCCTCGCCTCCGATGAACAGTCCCCACAATTCCCTGGCCTCAATGATCGCGCCCTTGCCGTTCTGCCTCGGCACGTTGACGCACACCTCGAACGCGGCCCAGCGGCCCTCGTCGTCCTCAGCCATCGCCTGGTTGAGCACGTACCGCTGCCAGGGGTCGAGGACCAGGCCCGCCTTCGCAGCGAGGTCGATGGCCTCCTGCCCTGCCGTCGAGACGGCGGTCGCCGGGGCCGTGAAGAGACGCGGCGTCTGGACGCCGAACGCCTCACTCGCCGGAGGCTGGGACGGCTCGGAGCCTGGCCTTGCGCTCGGCTCGGTCAGAGAGGATCTCATCGACGGCGTCTCCCTCCTCTCCGACAGGGGCCAGCTTGCGAAGGTCGGCCATCACAGCGCGCAGCTCTCGGGCGGCGACCGCCTTCGCGGTCGGGGCGTCGGCCTCGTCGACCGAGCGGGCGAGGCTCGTCGCGAGTTCGGCCATGCCGGGGGAGAGATCCTCCACGCGGAGCTGTTCGATCTCCCGGGTGATCGCGTCGGTGACCGATCCCATGATCGCCACCCCCTGTCACGCAGAGTGAAGCCACTAATTCGGTCGAACTGGGTTCAGGTGAATTAGCGGGTGGTCACTGAGAGTGAAGCCACTAATTCACTCGAACCGAGTTCGCGTGAATAGGGACGAGATTTCGGCCGCGCAAAAAACAGGGCGACAAGGGCGTTTGGGTCGCCCGGGAAGCCAAAATTCACGATGGGGTCGGGCCCCCCTCCCATCCCGGACGATCATGCTCAGACCCGATAGGTGATCATGGTCGGCCCGTCGGCGGGGGACCGTGGTGGTGGGCGCCGGCCTCCGGTGCCCACCACCACCCACCACCCCCGCGGTGGTCGGGTTCCGTTGGCGCCGGGTCACCCAGAGCCTGCGGAGTCTGCCGGGTCGAGTGCTCACCCGCTGTCGCGCGTTGAGTGAAGTCGATCAGCTCGCGTAGCTCACCATGTGCGCGATGCCTGACGCGTGACGGTGTGTGAGCTACCTCGCCGTGCCTGCTGGCTGTACCAGCGGGTGGCCACTGCAGTCATGGCCGGGTCGCGCATGTCCTGGACCCGCTGCATCACGATGTCCTTGCCAGGATCCACGGTGACGATCTCGGCGGCCAGCCGCTGGTACTTGGCACGTGCCTTGGGGCTGGGCATGGTGTGGATCAGGTAGACGTCCACGGCGTCGCGGTGCTTCACGGCCTCGTCGAGGGCGGCGAAGCGCGCACGGTGCGCGACCTTCAGCAGAGTCGCGTCGTGCTTCCAGCTCGGTGCGCCGGGACCGGCGAGCGCGAGGGCCAGGCGGTCCAGGTCGATCACGATGTCGGTGGCTCGGGCGCGGGCGGCGATCCAGCTGCTCTTGCCTGCGGCCGGCGGACCGGTGATGACGTACAGCACGGGGCGTCACCTCGCAGTCGGCGGCAGCTCCGTAGTGAAGCGGGCCTCGTGGCTGGCGAGGTGCTCGCGGATCGGAGTCGGGTCGATGGCGACACCGATCTTGGTCGTGCTGAGGTGGCGGACTCGGACGGGGTACGTCACGGGTTCCTTGCACTCGGGGCACTGGACGGTCCCCGTGGTGTTGCCGGACGCCATGGTCACCACCTCCGTGAGGCTCGGACGGGCTGTCGTGCGGCGTCGGTGCGGTTGCCGCGGGCGCTGTTGCAGCGGCGGTGCGCCGAGCGGGCGTTGGCCGGGTCGAGGAGGTCTCCGCCGCGCGAGAGCGGTACGAGGTGGTCGAGGGTGAAGGCGTCGCGGTGGCGTCCGGCGAGCGGGCCGGTGATGTCGTAGCGGATGCCTTCGCCGCACCACCAGCAGGGGAGCAGGAGCGCGCGCTGGGCGTCGCAGAGGCGGCGGTAGGGGCGCCCGTTGCGCGGGTTGCCGGCCACGGGCGCCACCTCCCGGGCTACGGCTGTGCCGCCTCGGCGGAGCGTGACGCCTCGTCGATCAGGTCCTGGAGGGCGTCGCGGCCTTCCTGGTTGGACTGCTCGATGCCGTCCATGTACGCCTTGAGGTAGTCGGACTGGCTGAGCGAGGCGCATTCGTCGGGGACGGGCTCGGACGGTACTTCCCCGTTGGCGTCCGCCGCGATGCCGGCGACTGCGTCCACGCATGCCTGGCGGGCTGCGGCTTCGTCGACGGTCGGTGTGGGGCTGGCGGCGGCCGTGGTGGGCTCGCTGGGCTTCGCGTCGTCGGCCTGGCCGCTGCAGCCGGTGGCGCCGAGCGCGAGGGTGAGTAGGGCTGCGGCGGCGGCTCTTCGGATGTGCATGGTCCCCCCAAGGACGCTTGACGGCTGAGTGGGCATCATGCGCCGTTGGGGGGCGTCGTGGTGGCCGTATGGCCGTCCTGTGACCCGTAGGTGGTCTACGCCCTGGGGGGCCACGCCCATGTGCCGGGCTCGTCGCCCTCGTGTCGGGAGGTGGCCCAGTAGCTGTCGGGTCCGTCGAGCAGCACCTGGAGGTTCAGCGCCTCGTCGCCGAAGGCGGAGACGACGACGGCCGGCCGAACATGACCGGCCCCGGCCATGTTGGCCGTGGTGCCGTCGTGGCTGCGCTGCTGCTGGATGCGGCGGGCGTCGTTCTCGGTGAGCTTGTAGAGGACGATCCGGCCGATGGTGGGCAGTGGCATGGCTTCCTCCGGGGTGAGCGTCTTGCACGGCGGCGGCCCGGGGTTCAGGTCGCCGGGGCGCCGCCGTGAGTCTGGGGCTGGTCAGAGCCGGTGGATCTGGAAGCTCATGGAGATACGGGCCAGCCTGGCCCGCTCCAGCACTGCGGCGGGGAGCGGGACCGGACTGGGGTAGCAGCAGCCCTTGAGGCAGCTCGGCTCCCCGTCGGAGATCAGGTGGACGTGCTTGCCCTGCTTGGCGAGCAGGTGGGCAGCCTCGGCGGCGCTCCGGGGCGCCTGAGTGTCGGCGGGCATGGCGCCTCCGGGTACGACAAAGGCCCCGCTGGTGGGCGGGGCCTCGGGTGTCTGTGGTGCCGGTGTGTGGGCACAGCTGTACGCGGAAAGCGTGACAGGCCGTTGATCGCAGGTCAAGCGGCCTTGCGTGTCCGGCGTTTCAGTGCGAGGGCTTTGACCTCCTCGACCGCGTACAGCGGCTGACCGGTGCTGCCGCCAGCGTGGGTGAGCTGGCCGCGCTGGACCAGCTTCCGGACGGCGGGGAGGCCGACACGGAGGACGCGTGCCGTCTGGTGGGCGGTCAGGTAGCCGGGGCGGATGATCTGCGACTCCATGCCTCCATGATGCGGCAGCGGTGTCGCCGACGGGCGTTGTCTCGGAGGCCGGTTCCGGGGCGATCCGGCTCTCTGGCGGCAGGCCCCGAAACTCGAAACTTCCCAGCTCGGGACCGATATCGGAGGCGAAACCGGTTTCGGATCAAGGTGAAACCGCAGCCTTGATCCGAAACCGGTTCGAGAGCCCTACTCGGCGTCTTCGGCGACGGGCAGATCGGCGTACCGAAGGCCCTTCGCGCCGCCGCAGCACTCCCGGATCGTGAGCTGTCGGGTGGACACCTTGAACGGCTTCAGGGCGGCACTCAGCGCGGTGGAGGCCCCGGCGGCGTCCATGTCGAGCCACGGCCGGTACAGGTCGGCCCGGTACGCGGCGAGGGCCTCGACGAGCCGGTGGGAGTGGACCGTCTCGACTCCGTCCGGCCAGATGGCGCGCAGGTGGTCGAGGATCGTCTCGACGTCCTGCTCCTCGACCTGGGCGCCGACGGCCTGCCCGGTGAGGGTGCCGGCCGCGGTGCGCAGCGCCAGGGCGCGCTTGCCGATGTCCTCGGCCTCGGTCTGCTTGATGAACGCGGCGCGGACGGTGATGCCTTCGCGGCCGCGGGCGAGGATGCCGGTGCCCTGCTCGTCGATGCTGATGTCGGTGGCCCGGAGGCCGCGGTCGTAAGCGCCGGTGCCGAGCACGTTGTTGTTGGCGCGCCAGTCCATGACGGCCAGGCACAGCCGGGTGCCGACCGAGCTGGATACGGACGACGGCAGGGACGGGGCGTCGGGGTTCTGGGTGAGCAGGATGAGGATGAGGCCGTAAGCGCGGCCCTTCTTGATCAGGCGGGTGGAGAGGGCGCCGGCCTCGTCCTTGTACTCGGGGTGGGTGAACAGCTCCTGGATCTCGTCGATGACGATGACGCGCGGGCCGAGCTGCTGCTCGGGGTACTTCTCGGCGAGCGCCCGGGTGACACGGCGGCCGTCGGGGACCTCGGAGGCGGGCAGGGACTTGATGAACTTGGCGCGCCGCTGGTACTCGGCGATGCCGGAGCGCATGCCTGCGAGGGCGGCCTCCAGGTCCTCGTCCTCGTCGCCGGACACGTAGCGGTGGCAGACGGGCTTGACCGAGTCGAGGTCGCCGGAGCCCTTGAGTTCGTAGATCCACAGTTCGGCGGTGGGGTCGAGGGCGACGCCGAGGACGATGGCGAGCGCGCACGAGGTCTTGCCGGAGCCGGGGATGCCGCCTACCAGCAGGTTCGAGTACATGAGGGTGATCTCGATGAGGTTGCCGCGCGGGTCGAAGCCGTAGGGGAGCGGCTCGTACACGTCGGCGGTGCCCTGCTTCATGAGGGGCCACAGCTTGCGGCCGGACTTCGCGGGGTCACGCTGGGCGACCCACAGCACGAGGCGCCCGGGGTGGGCGGTGCGGTCGACGGACGGCCACACGGTGCTGATGGGGCGGCGCATGGCGGCGGCGAGCGCGGCCCGCTTCTCCAGTACGGCGGTGGCCTCGACGCCGGGCGGCAGGTCGACCTCGGCGCGCCATCCGGGCCCGTCGCGCATGACCTCGGCGGCGAACTCGACACCCCGCTTGCCCTTCTTGCCCTCGATGCCGATGGCGGCGAGCGCGTCGATGACCTCGGTGGAGTCGAGACGGCGCAGGATGTTGGTCGCGACGTAGCGGGTGACCAGCGGCTTGCCGTCGCTCTTCTTGCCGTTGAGGCCGACCAGGGTGGCCGCGGTGAGCGTCGCGGTGAGCGTCCAGCCGGGTGCCAGGAAGCAGCCGACCAGTGTGGTGATGCCGGTGGTCGTGGCGACCGCCAGAGAGGCGGTGCGGCGCGGCCGGACCCGGCGGGAGTGCTCGCGGGACAGGGTGAGCCAGGCCTCGATGTCCGCAGACGCGGCGGCCTTGGCCTCGACGGGGCGGGCCTCGGTGTCGGCGACCCACTTTCCCCAGCGCAGGACCATGCGGGCGAGGCCGCGGGGCGCGCGGGTGAGCAGGCGCAGGACGTAGACGGGCAGGCGGATGGTGTGGAAGGCGGTGACGTGCCCGTAGTACGAAGCGGTCCAGCGAGCGGCGTTGACGAACTCGGCGGCGTTACGCAGGAAGGTGGGGACGACGGGCGGGGCGTCGGCGAGGTAGGCCTGCCGTTCGGCGATCCAGGTGCCGTCGGCGGCGGGCTCGGGGCGGTCGACGGGATGCGGCTCGGCGCTCTGGATGATGTCGAGGACGGTCTGCCGCGCGGCAGCGTCCTGGGTGTCCTCGGGGGCGTCCTGTAGCGGCTTGATCAGGCTGTCGGTCATGCTGGTCTCTCCGGTTGCTCGATGGGCGGTCCGGGGCCCGGGGACGGCGACTGCTTGGCGGTGGGACGCCGTCCCCGGGGCGGTGCTAGCGGTAGCGGCGGAGCTCGCGTTCGATGCGGCGGCCAGCCTGCTCGTGCTCGTTCATCTTCTGGCGGGCGTCCGCGCGGTCCTTGCCGCTGCTGGTGCGCATGGTGACCCGGGCGCCGGCGGCGTCCCGGCGGGCCTGGCTGAGTCGGCGTTCCAGCTCGGCCACCTCGGCCTTCCCGCGCTCCTCGGCACGCTCGTCGATGCGCTCGACCTCGCGCTTGATGCCTTCGTCGATGGTGTCGGCGTTGCGGTCCCCGGCGAGGGACTGCTTGCCGGCCTTGAGGACGAGCCAGGCTTTGCGGCGCTTCTCGCGGCCGGTGTACGAGGCGGGCATGGTCAGCTCCCGTTCTGCTGGCGGACGGCGTCGGTCATGTCGGCGATGGTCTGCTCGAACGGGGCGTCGTTCTCGTGGATGGCCTCGATGAGCGCGTGGGCCAGGCCCTGCGCGTCTCCGGCCGCGTTGGCGGCGAGTGCCTCGGCGGTCTTGGTCTCGATGAAGTCGCTGGCCATGTCAGGCCTCCGGGTCGGTGTTGTCGGCGGGCGTGGCCTGGGCGATGCGCAGGTGGGTGCGGGCGATGGAGTCCCACAGGGTGCCGGCCGCGGCGTAGGGGGCGGCCTTGTGCGGGCCGTCGCCCCGGGCCGCGTTCTCGGCCCATCCGGCGAGCTTCTCCGCCTGGGTGAGCGCGTCGAGCGCCTGCTTCAGGTGCTGCTCTCGGTTCACGGGTTCCTCCTGGTCGTGGGCTGGGCTGTCCGGCCCCACCGCGCCCCCGCAACCACGGTCGTGATGACCGGGGTTGACGGGGGACGGAAGGGTCAGCGGCCCTTGGCGGAGTCGCGCCACATGGAGCGCAGGATGAGCAGGCAGGCGGTGGCGCAGGTGCCTCCGATGGCGACGCCAACCGCGAGGATGGCGGCGGCCAGGGCCAGGAAGCAGGCGACGCCTCCGCCGGCGACGACGAGGCCCCCGATGGTCAACCACTTCCGGGCGTCGAACTCCGGCCTGGGCGCGGGCTGCTGGGCGGCGGGCTGCTGGGCGATCTGCTGGGCGGCGAGGACCGCGGCGATCGTCCGCACCAGCTCCGTGTTGTCGGCGGCGGCGACGGCGTCCTGCGCTGCCTTGGCGAGCGGATCGGTCGTCACTTCGTCACCCCCTTCCACCACTTGCGGAGGCGGCGGGCGATGCGCGGCCAGGTGATGATGCCGACGGCGAAGGCCAGGACCGGGGGCTGCGAGGCGACCGCGGTGCCGACGGTCACGGCGAGGCCGAAGAGCGGCGGGACGGCGACGAGGAGCGCGAGGAGCACTCCGAACGCGATGCGCATCATGCGTATCCACCTTCCATCGGCTTGGCCGGGGTGTCGGGCTGGGGCTTCTTCGCGGCCCGGGAGAGGGCGGTGCGGATGTACGGCTCGGTGACGACCAGGCGCCGGTGCCGGGCGACGTGCTCGGCGATCTCGCGGGCGGATGCGTCGGGGCCGAGGATGGATGCGGCTTCGATGACGACGCCCTCGACGTTCAGCGGCTCCAGCTCGCTGACCTGGGGTGCATCAGGCGCATCAGGTCGATGTACCTCGTACTCCGGGGCACGCCGTCCGAGGACCAGGGCGACGGCCACGGGGTCCACGGCCATGCCGTAGGTGCCCAGCAGCGTCGCCAGTTCGACGGGGCCCGCATCAGGTCGCGCATCGTGTGCGATCTGGATGGCGTCCGCGGGGTCCATCGCGGCGAACCGCTCGCGCAGGACCTCGGTCGCGGACGCGGTCCGGGGGCGTTCGGCTGGCGCGGCCTCGGCGGCTGGGGCCGGGGCGCCGTACATGGATGCGAGGGCCGCATCAGCTCCCTCGCGGACGCGGGTGCGCTGGACCTCGACCAGGCCGGCGCCGAGCTCGGCGTCGCCGACCCCCACGTGCCGGGCCAGGCGCCAGTACCGGCGGACGGCGCGTTTGCGCTTCCGCTCGTCCGGGTGGCCGTCGGCGACCGCCCGGTGGAAGGCGAGCTGCCGGGCTGCGTCGGCGTTGTGGCGCATCACCTCGGCGTCCACGCCGGTGCGGTAGACGACGATGCGGCGGGCGATGAGGCCGAGCCCTTCGGCGGCGCCGCTCATGGCGAGCGGGGTGATGCCGTAGACGACGGCTTCGGCGGTACCGGTTGCGATGGACAGACCGGTGAGGCAGGCGCCAGCCGGGGCGAGCCACAAGCCGATGCGCACTACAGCGGGTGCGGACTGTCCGAGCATGGTGACGCCGAGCATGGTGAGCGCCAAGAGGAGCGCGAGGCCTTCGCCGGCGGCGACGACGCCGGCGGCGGTGGCGCCGCGGTGGAACTGGGCCTGCATGTTGCTGTAGGTGCCCCAGGCGCCGAAGCCTCCGACGCCGAGCATGACCACGGCTGCGATGCCGAGGACGGCGGCCTGGCCCTTGCTGAGGCGGCGGGTACTCACTGGGCCTCACCGCCGTAGCGCTGCGGCTCGCAGATGAAGCAGACGTGCTCCGTGCCGCCTTCGTGGCAGTTGTCGATGCACTGGCGGCACCAGGGCGTGTCTCCGTGGCGGGCGTGGCCGTCGAACCGGGCGTCGGCCGGGTCGAACGGCTTGTGGCAGCGGCCGCACCTGGTCTTGGTGCGCTCGTCGGCCTTGGCCTGCTCGGCGGCCAGCTTGCTGCGGAGGAAGTCGACGTTCCAGCCGAGGTCTGCCGGGTCTTCGGCGAGGGCACCCTTAACGGTGGCCCGCACCCACAAGGCGCGGTCGAGGATCCGCTGGTCATGGTCGAGGGCGCCGCTGGGGATGGTGATCGCTTCGAGGACCGTTTCGAGCAGGGCTCGGAGGGCGAGGACCTCGACGGACGGGTCGGTGCTGCCCGTGGGCGTGGGCATGGAAAGATCGGCCATAGCCGGATCTCCTCCTGGTGTAGTCAGGTAGGTGTTCGGTCAGGCCCTTGGTCGGGATTGCCGTCCCGGCCTTGGGCCGTCTTCAGTTGTGGGGTGTGGCTACGCCTGCTTGTTCTTCAGGGCGTTGATGGCCCGGCTGATGCCGGCCCGGGTGACGCCGAGGTCTCGGGCAACTGCTGCTTGGCTTCCCAGCTCTGCTTCACCGTCGATGAGGGCTTGGGCCCGCTCGTCGGTGGCTTCTTGGTAGGCCTGCTGCGCTGCTGCTTGCTTCCGGACGGCGGCGTCGTGGCGTTCTCTCCAGGTAGTCACGTCCCTCCTAGTACCGGATGCGGTGACTGCCCGACAAATGTAACCAGGGGTGGCGACGGACGTCAACACCCCTGGCAACGTCACGCGGATTCCTTCGGCTGGAAGTGGTGCAGCATCAGGAAGTCGTCCGCCTCGTACACGTACTCACACCACGGGCACACCAGGCTCGTCTCCCCGGACCGGTGCCGCAGCGGCGCCCCGCACACCGCGCCGTCCGCGCCGACGACGGCGACGCACTGCCCGAGCCGCCGGCCGCGGTCGTCGCCCTCGCCGAGGACGGACAGCGCCTCGCCCTCCAGACTGCGGACCGCCTTGGCCAGGTCCCCGGCTGACGGGTACTCGGCGGCGATCCACTCGACGTTCATCCAGAGCCAGCGGGCCGCGACCAGGATGCGGCGGTCCACGCTCCTCTCGATGACGGGCTGGCCCCAGCCGCGCCACGCCTGTACGTCCGAGCGCCAGCGCTCCAGGACGCTGGCCATGCCGCCGTACCAGAGGTCCAGCGCGCTGTCGTTGAGCGGCGACGAGGGCCCGGGGTGACCCGCAGAGACGCGCTCCATAGCGCCGCGGGTCACCGGGGCGAGCGCCCCACTCAGCCGCCCCGCGAGGGCGGGCAGGCGCTGGAGCCGCTCGACGAGCGCGCGCGTGTCGCCGGGGCACAGGTAGCCGTACTCCAGCGGACGCTCGCACAGGCCACAGATGTTCACGTGCTGCTGCTCCCCTCGATGTCGGCCGCGCGGCGAACCGAGTCGGCCGCCCACTTGATCCCGTTGGCCTCGATGACCTCGGCCACGTACGCGACCATGCGCAACGCTTCCTCGGCCTTCTCGGCACGGCGCTTCCACTCGTCGCCGCGCCGCCAGCCGCGGGACGCGTTCTCGTACAGCTCGTCGAGGTCGTCGTCGTTGATGCTGCTCGCGGTGTGCCGCTTGCTCATGCGGTGCTGTCCTTCCTGGTGCAGGTGGCCGGGTCGTGGTCGGCGCCGGCCGTCGCCCACCAGACCTCGCAGCAGGCGGCGGCCATGGCGGCGGCGACGGTGAGTTCGGCGCCCGGGGTCCTGCGGGGGAGCGACGGGCGCCCCCTGCGGGCGCGGGCAGCGTTCACGGGGCCGAAGAGGGACCGGGCGGTCGTCGCAGCGTCGTCGCGTCCGGTCTCGCGGATGAAGGCGATGAGTGGGACGAGCGAGCAGGCCGCGAGGGCGGCGACCGCCCAGGCCTCGCCGTAGAGGGCCTGCTGGACGGTGGCGTAGGCGAGGAACAGGGCGGCGGCGAGGTAGAGGGTGCACAGGGCGCGGGCGGGGCGGTTCATGGGTCAGGCCTCCTTGCTGGTCTGCGTCTGGTCGGCGCACCAGGGGCAGCCCGTGACCGGGGTGGCGTGGAGTGCGAGGCAGACGGACTTGCGACAGACGCAGTGGGCGCCCGGCGCGTCCGGGTCGTGCATCCGCGCCTCCTTGGCCAGCCACTCCGGCCAGCTGTCCAGCCCGGCGTCGTAGTGCTGCCCGAACAGGCCGTCGTTCAGGAGCGGGACCTCGACCCCGTCCACCCACAGGCGGCCCGCCACGTAGGCGTGCACGCGACCGAGCTGACTGTCCTCGGCGGCCCGATAGGTGAGCGTGATCTCGGAGGGGGCGAGGACACCGCGCCCGTACTGGTTCGGGACCTCGGGCAGACCTCGGGCGACGTAGCGGATCGAGTGGGCGAGCGGGATGCGGTCGACAGCATCGGTGGTCATGGGTTCCTCCGTGGTGTGATGGGTGGAGGGCCGGGCCTGATAGCGACAGGCCCGGCCTGTCAGGCGGCGTTCGGCGGCCGGGTCACGTCATGCACCAGCCGGAGTCACAGGAGCCGTCGGCCTCGTCGAAGATCGGCAGCAGGTCCACGCCCTCCGGGATCGCTGCGCGCAGGGGCCTGTTGAAGCGGGTCAGGTAGACGTGGTCTTTGCCGAGTTCGTCGCGCCGCTCGTTCAGCAGGTCTTCGAGCTGGCATGCCTTCTCGAACTCGTCCGGCTCCTGCCGGCGCATGTCGTGCCACGTCTCCGGCCGGTGGAACGGGCAGAAGTAGCAACTGGACTTGGGCGGTACGGGCAGGCCCGCTTCGCGGATGATGCGCTGGCAGTCGATGCGGCGCAGGCCGAGGTCGAGCAGCGGGTACACGATCTGCTCGTGCGGCTCGACCCGCCGGGTGTTCGCGCGGTGGATCTCGTCCAGCGAGATTCCGATCCCGATCGTCGCCTTGTTCGGCTGGACGCACTTGCGGCCTCGGCACTTGGGGCTGGCCGGGTCGCCGCTGTGGGCAGCGCAGACGCGGCCTGCGGTGGCTCCGCGCCGCTTCATCTCTTTGCCGACCGTCTTGATCTTGAAGTCGGCGGTGCAAGAGCGAGTGCCGGGCGCCCCGTTGGACATGCGCACAGGGATCGGCAGCGAGCGGGAGCCGGGACGCGTCAGTCGGCCGTGCAGCGTCTCGGTGGTGCCGTCGCGGCGGACGCGCTGCACCTCGACCAACTCGATGCCGTGCTCGGCGGCGTAGGGCTTGGCGTACTCCTCGACGTACCGCAGCGTCGCGGCCCGCTCGCTGTCGTTGCCGACGTTGGCGAAGACGAACAGCGGGAAGTCGATGTGCTTCTGCGCGGCGAGGACGAGCAGCCCGGTGGACTGGACGCCGCCTCCGTAGCTGACGGACCGGAGCGAAGCTGTCTCCATGGGTTCCTCCCTGGTTGTGGTGGGTGGAGGGCCGGGCCTGATAGCGACAGGCCCGACTCGTTACGCGGCGGGGACGAGCAGGGAGTCGAGGACCGACGTCACGTGTTCGGTGTCGATCAGGTCGGCGATGTCGCCAGCGGTGGCCTGCCGGGGGACGGCGATGCCTCGACGGCGGCACAGGCCAAGCTGCTTGGGGCTGGGCTTGCCCGAGCGCCAGCGGGCCCGGCGGTCGACGAAGGCGCCGGGGGTCAGGACGCGGGCCTGCTGCTCCAACCAGGCGAGCGCCTCGCCGAGCGGGCGGGCGGTGTCCTCACGCGGCGGCTGCACGCCGGCCTCCGCCGTCCAGCGGCGCATCCGGTAGAGGCGTGAGCCCGGGTCCCGGACGAGGAAGAGCACCATCGCGTTCGAGACGCGGATGAACCAGGTACCGGAGGGCGTGCGAAGCCAGCGGATGGACGAGCCGCCGAACAGGTTGATCTCCTCGGCCGTGACCTGCGCGGCCAGCGTCCGGCGCTGCTCTGTGGCGGCGTGCTCCTCGGCGACCTGCCGCAGGCTCTTGCCCTCCTCGGCCTGGCCGATCTCCCGCTCGGTGAGGTCGACCATCGAGGCCAGCTTGTGGCGGGAGGCCGCGCCCATGACGTCGAGCAGCAGCGCGTCCGTCTTGCCGGGCGCCGGTCGCAGCCCGCGGCCGACCATCTGCACGTACAGGCCGGGGCTCTTCGTCGGGCGGGCGACGACGATGCACGACGTGTGCGGGGCGTCGAACCCCTCCGTCAGCACCATGCAGTTGGTGAGCACCTGCACGTCGCCTGCCGCGTACCGGGCGAGGGTGGCGCGGCGCTCGTCACGGCCCATGTCGCCCCACACCGGGGCCGCGCTGATACCGACCGCTGTCAGGGCGGCGGCGGCCTGCTGAGCGGTTGCCACGGTCGGTGTGAAGACGACGCCCGGCCGGTCGGCCGCGTGGTCGACGTAGGCCTTGGCGATGGCGTCGAGCGCGCCGCTGTCCTCCAGCGCCTTGCCGAGCTGGCCGTCGACCAGGTCGCCGCCGCGGGTCTTCACCTTGTTCAGGTCCAGGGTGTCGACCGTGATGGCCTTGCCCCGGACGTCGCAGAGATAGCCGTCGCTGATCATGTCGAGGATGTCGAGGCGGAACACGACGTCCTGCCAGACCTCGGCCAGGCCACCGTCGGTGCGCGTCATCGTCGCGGTGAACCCAGCGACGGGCACGCCGTCCCAGGCGCCGAAGTGGCGGAGCACTTCCATGTACGTCGGGGCTGCGGCGTGGTGGCACTCGTCGACGATGATCAGGCCGATGTCGCGGATGGCCTCGCGGCGCCGCTGCACGGCCAGGGTCTGGACGCTGGCCACGATCACGTCGGCGTCCTGGTGGTCGTCGCGCTGCGCCTTGACGATGCCGACCCGCAGCATCGGGTCGACGGCCAAGAGCTTGGAAGCGGCCTGCTCGATCAGCTCCTCCCGGTGGGCGATGACGAGGACTCGTCGTCCGCCAAGGGCATCGAGCATCTGGTGCGCCAGGTGAGAGAAGACGACGGTCTTGCCAGCGCCGGTCGGGAGGACGACGGCCACACGGTTCTTGCCGTCGTCCCATCCCTGGCGCAGGGCCTTGATGGCGTCGAGCTGGTAGGGGCGGGGGGTGAAGGACATGGGGCACCTCGATCCGTTGGAGAGGGGAGAGGGGCGGTACGCGCTGCGTACCGGCTGCGTACCGGCTGCGTACCGGGGAAAAAGCGGGGTTGACCTGCTGTTATGTCTCTCTAGGGAGCTAGTGGTACGCAGGTACGCAGAAACACACAGGGGTCTATGTGTGCGCGCTCGCACACACGCGCCCGCACACACGCACACGCCGGAGGGGTGCCATTTCCGGGCGACTGCGTACCACCCCGAAAGCGGCAGTCGGGATGCCGCTGACCTGCGGTGATGAGGTCCGGCGGGTGGTACGCAGATCGTGCGTACCACCGCCGTGGCGGCCCTCATGCCGCCTCGTCCTCGTCGCCGAAGCCGATGCCCTCGGGCGTGAACGCCAGGCACTTCGCGCGGGCGCCGTCGAACCGGCGCGGCACGAGGTGCGCGGGCCGCTGGCTCTTCAGCGTCTTCAGGTACTCGGCATCGACCCAGCTACCGACCACCGCGTCGAGCGAGTAGCCGGCGTCCGCGAGGATCTTGCGGACCCGTTCGGGCAGGAGCGCCACCTCGGCGACGCCGTCCTTGGTCGACAGGACGCCGAGCCAGCCGGAGTACGGAGGCTTGTCGCTCATGGCCGCCTTGGCGGCGGTGAACAGCTCGTGCGCGTGGCCTGCGACGTACTCGCGAAGGACGTCCAGGGCCATGTCGGGCCGGTTGTCGGTCGGGTTGTGGGCGGTGAACAGGCCGCGCCACACGTCGTGTGTGAGCGGCTCGTACGGCAGGAGACCGGTTCGGCAGGCGAGCGTCTCGGCAAGGACCAGGGCGGCGACCATGGGGGCGCGCCGGTTGGTCATGTCCCCGCTGCCGCGGAACTCGTCGACCAGCGTGCGGTGGTGCTCCTTGAGCTTCTCCCTGCCGTTCGACTGGGCGAGGCCGCTGAGGATGTACCGGATGAACTCCGGTCCCGCGTGCCCGTGGTTGGCGAGGACGCCCTCGCGGGCGGCTGCCGCAGTCGGGCCGCCTCCCTCGCCGAACGGGGCGATCGTCGTCCCGAGGATGCGGGCCGCCGCGCCCTGGCTGGTGGTGAAGCTGAGCGCGGGCCGCTCGCCGGACGACAGGAGGATGGTCTCCCAGGGCAGCATGTTGCCGAACGCCCCGCCCGACCTGGCCTTGCCGTGGTTCATCGGGAGTTGGTACAGAACCTCGTCGATGAGCGTGTCGTCGGTGACGGCCATCGTCTCGTCGAAGACCGTGAGCAGGCCGCGCACGAGGTTGAGCCGCTTCTCGATCGCGTACAGCGTGGTGCGCCAGTTGGACATGGCGGAGGCGTGCTCGGACGGGTCAGCCCACACGGACAAGGCGACCTGGAGGGCCGTGGTCTTGCCCTTGGTCGAGCGGCTGGAGATGTCGAGGGTGAAGCTGTTGAGGCCGAGCGGCTTGAGCAGCGGGGCGGCGAGCGCGGCGGCGACGGCGACGCGCGGCACCGGGAAGCTGGCCAGGTGGGCGACGGTGGCCTGCCAGTCCTCCAGCGTCCCTTTTCTGGCATGTGCTCGGGCCGGGCCGCGCTGCTCCTCGAATGCGGTGTCGACCTTGATGCCGTCCTCGGGCGAGGAGACGAACGTGCCGTCGTCCTGCCAGCCCAGCCAGCGGGCCAACTGCTCGGAAGGGATGCGGTGGACGTTCTCGGCCTCGAACTCTGCGAGCCACTTCTCGACGGCCCGAGCGTCGCCCTCGACCGCAGGGAGACCGGCTGACCCGAGCGTCTCGATCAGCTTCCTGCCGCGCTTTGCGGTCTCGCGGCTGACGATGCGGGAGATACGGCGCGGCCGGCCGAGGCTGCGGTCGATCCAGGACAGCTCTACGTACTGGTCTCCCTCGGGGTCCTCGAAGGTGGCTGTCACCACCAGCGGGGCGAACGTCACGCGCGTCCAGCTCTCGCCGCTCTGGCTGAGCACCTCGACGCCCCTGCCGGTGACCCGGTAGTCGTACGGCGTGCGGACCGTGGCCGGGAGTCCGAACGTGTCCGCGTAGTCGAAGCCTTCCGAGTCCCGCGCGGTGTCGCCCTGGGGTGCCTGCTCCTCGTCGGCTCTGGCGTGCTCGTCCTCGTCCTCGTCCGGTGCTGCGGCAGGGGCAGGGATCGCCGGGGCCGGGCTGATGGCGCGCGCGGTGCTGGGCGCGCCGACAGTGGCCAGGTGCCGACTGCCGTAGCCCTGGCGGGCCAGCTCCCGGGCCGCGGCCTTGTGGTCGCCGCCGTGGTTGAGCAGGGCGTAGGCGCCGAACTTGCTGTAGGGAACCTCGCTCTGGAACTCGCTCCCGGTGGCGAAGACGAACAGCCGGTCGTGCTCGTCCTTGCCGGTCGTCGCCTTCACACCGCCGACGCCGTCCGCCCAGCCCCAGTAAGTCTCGCTGCCGCGGGTGTGCATCGGCCGGAAGACGCCACGGAGGATGTCCTCCCAGGACCCGCGGACCTCGAAGTCGTCGCCGGGGCGCAGGCTTCCGTCGGGCCGGGGCGGCGCGGGGCGCGGCGCCGTCTTCGCAACCTCGGGCTGGGGGAGCTTGTCGACCATCCGGCACACGTCCCGGATCGCGCCCACGGTCTCGGCGTCGAGGGTCGGGATGGAGCCGGGCCCGCCAGCGAGCCGGATGTACGGGCGCCCGGAAGCGTGCACCGTCCCGCCGGACGGTTCGACCAGGCCGTACCCGCCCTCGCCGCGCGTCTCGATCAGGACGCGGACGATCCGCGCGTTCGGCTTCTCGCGAAGCCGCTGCTTCTCCTCGGCGGTGTACTCGTGCTCTTCGGCGAGGCGAGAGGCCAGCTTGGTGTTGCCGGGGACGTCGCCCTCGACACGGACGCGGAAGTGCCGTCCGCCGGACGGTGACTCAGTGACCCAGCCGCCGAGGACCGCCGCCCATGCCTCGCTGAGCCGGGGACCGGACGCCTCCATGATCTCGGTTACGTCGTTGAGCAGGCCCTCGCGGATGGCGATGCCCTCGAACTCGATCAGCTCGACGTTGCCGGACACGGCGCCGTAGACGACGGCGATGCCGCGGGGCCGGTCTCCGCCGAACCATCCGTCGTGCTGCTCGGGCGTGGTGCGGGTGACCTTGTATTCGAGCCAGGACACGGCGGGCTTCTTGGTGCCGTCGGCCTTGA